CTCGCCCTCCGCCAACCTCGACATCACGCCCACGCAAGCGGGCCGTTGCACCGCTATCACGTTGACCCTCGGATGAGCGACCTCCTCCCCATCAACGCCACCAAGCAGGAGCGTGCGCTTTCCCTGACGGCTGCTCGTTCCGGGACTGTGACCGTTGCGGTGGGGCAGTTGTGGGACCCGTTCACCTGTCCCGTCGGCGTCCTGCCTTGGCTTGCTTGGTCGCTCGCCGTTGACCCTTGGGAGAGCGAGTGGACCGAGGTCCAGAAGCGACAGGCTATTGCCGACAGCATCGCCGTCCATCGCGTGAAGGGAACCATCGGAGCCCTCAAGCGTGCGCTCCAAGCCGTGGGCTACGAGTGCGTGGTGAACGACCAGACCGGGACGGCCTACACCTTTCGTGTCGGCATCGACGTCACGAGCGGGGCCGCGATTAACGAGGCCTACTCCCAAGCCGAACGGATCTCCCTGAAGGTGAAGAACGCCCGTTCCCACCTCCTCTCCATCGACTCCCTCATCCGGCACGATGCCATGAGCGTCCTCACCGCCGAGTGCGACGCCGTGCTCATCGAAGTCCTCCCCGCTTAAAGAAACATCATGTCCTTCAACTGCCTCCTCACAACCCTCGGCCAAGCCAAGATTGCCGCCGCCATCGCGAACGGCACGACCGTGAGCGCGACCCACATCGCCATCGGGGACGGCAACGGCAACGCGACCACGCCAGCCGTCAGCCAGACCGCCCTTGTGCGCGAGGTCTACCGCACCACCGTCAGCTCGATCTCCGTCAATCCGAGCAACTCCAGCCAAGTCATCTTCGAAGGCGTCATCGCCTCTAACGTCGGTGGCTGGACTGCCCGTGAGCTCGGCCTCTTCGACGGCTCCGGCGACCTCATCGCCGTCGCCAACATTGGTTCGGTCTACAAGCCGCTGGTTTCCGAAGGCTCGGCCCGCGAGATGGTGGTCCGCATCTACGCTCAGGTTGACCAGGTCGGGGCTATCAACCTCGTCGTTGACCCGTCCTTCTACATCGCGACCCGCTCCTGGGTGAACGCCAACTTCTCCCTTGGTGCGCTCCTTCCCGGCGGCACTACGGGCCAGATCCTCCGCAAGAAGTCCAACGCCGACGGGGACACCGAGTGGGTCAACCCCCTCTCGGCTCAGAACGTGACGGTGGACGTTGTGACTGAGGTGCAGACGCTCGCCGCCTCGCAGACCATTGTGAACCTTGCCGTGGCTAACACCAGCGGCACGGCCATCTACATCGAAGGCGTCCGCCTCCGCCCGAACCAGTACACGGTCAACTCCAACACGCAGCTCACGCTGGCCCAGTCCTATCCTGCTGGCTCCAAGCTGCTCGCCGCCCAGAACGACCCGAACGCCTCCCTGGACTTCCTCCGCAAGGGCAACAACCTTTCTGAAATCACCAGCCAGTCCGCCGCCCGCACCAACCTTGGTTTGGGTTCGATGGCTGTCGAGACGGCTGCGAACTACGTCGCCAAGTCTGGCGGAACGATGACGGGCGACCTCAATCTGCCCGGCGTCAGCAAGACCGCCAACGGCTACTCCAAACTTCCGAACGGCATGATTATGCAGTGGGGCTTCAACAGCAACGCCTACTCGATGACGACGACCTTCCCGATTGCTTTCCCGACTGCTTGCCTGAGCGTTTCTCTGACCCTCTCCACCGCCGTCAATACGACGCAGAACGGCGTGGCTATCACCGACGCCATCTACTCCAAGAGCACCACCAACTTCGTCACGCAGGGCATCGGCTGGAACTCGGCCTCCGTGGACGGCGTCTACTGGCTCGCAATCGGATACTAATCTCATGCTCTACTCCAAAACCACTGGCGGCTTCTACGACCCGGAGATCCACGGCGAGGCCGTGCCGTCCGACGTCGTGGAGATCAGCAAGGAACGCCATGACGAGCTGCTCGCCGAGCAGACTTCCGGCAAGGTCATCGTCGGCGACGAGGATGGCCTTCCCCAGGCGGTGGCCCCTGCGGCCCCTGTCCTCACTTGGGACGACGTGCGCTCAAAGCGGAACGAACTCCTCGCCTCTTCCGACTGGACGCAGCTCGCCGACGCTCCCGTGGACAAGGCCGCTTGGGCGACCTACCGCGAGGTCCTCCGCGACATCACCGAAACCTTTGCCACGCCGGACGCCGTCGTCTGGCCCGCCCGCCCCTGATGATTACCCTCGCGACAGGCGACACCTTCCAGCTCCGCTGCGGGTTTAAGGCCTCGGCCACGACCCCGGCCTCGCTGGCTGGCTACGCCATCACCTCGGCGGTCAAGACCTCTGACGGCGTCCGCCACATGGCGACCGTTACGCTCGACGCCCAGCCCAGCGTCCGCTGGTTCGTGCGCATCGAAGCCGCCGTCACGGCCAACTGGCCCGCTGGCGAAGCCGAGTGGGACTGCAAGGTCGTGAAGGACGGCATCACCGTCCACACCGAGAAGCGGGCCGTCGCCGTCTCCAAGAGCGTCACCCCATGATTATGGAAGTCGAACAGATCTCCCTCGGCACGGTCGAGGTCGAGGTGCTAGGGGAGACTCCCCTGGTGTTCGACGTCTATGCCGGGAACCCGCTCGCCACGGAGATCGTGCTGGTCGAGGTCGGTCAACCCGGTCCTCCCGGACCCCGAGGCCCTGCCGGGGACTTGTCCACCTACACCATCGGGCAACTGCTTGACGTGGACGTGACCGCCCCCGCCGATGGCGACGTGCTCATCTTCAACTCCTCCAAGTTCCGCAACCGCCCCGGCGTCGAGCTGGTGGACGGCGGCAATTTCTAACCCCTCCTAACAAAGACACACAAACATGGCTAACACCCTACGCATCAAGCGGTCCACCTCCACCGCTGCACCGACCACCCTCCAGAACGCCGAACTGGCCTTCTCCGAGCAGAGCGACAAGCTCTTCATCGGCGTCGGCACGGGCGGTGCTGGCGGCTCCGCCACGTCCATCGTCGCCATCGGCGGCAAGGGCGAGTTCGTGGACAAGTCCACGGCCCAGACCATCGGCGGCACGAAGACCTTCTCTGCCAGCCCCATCGTCCCGACCCCGACCGCCGCTGGTCACGCCGTGACCAAGGGCTACGTGGACGGCCTGACCCCGAGCATCGCCGCTGGCTCCGGCATCAGCACCTCCACTGCTGGCACGACCGTCACCATCGCCGCCGACGCGACCATCGCCCGCCTCGCGAGCCCGGTCTTCTCCGGCACGCCCTCCCTGCCGACTGGCACGACTGGCGTCACCCAGGCGGCTGGCACGTCCAACACCTCCCTCGCGACGACGGCCTTCGTCGGCACGGCTGTTGCCAACCTCGTCTCGTCCGCACCTGCTGCGCTCGATACCCTCAACGAGCTCGCCGCCGCCCTCGGCAACGACGCCAACTTCGCCACGACCATCTCGACCTCCCTCGGCGAGAAGCTCGTCAAGACCGCCAATCTGTCTGATCTCAGCAACGTCGCCACGGCCCGCACGAACCTCGGCCTCGGCTCCATCGCTACGCAGTCCGCTGCCAGCGTGAGCATCACTGGCGGTGCCATCTCCGGCATTACTCTCGACACGGTCACGATTGACGGCGGCACGTTCTAAGGCAGGGTCGTAAGCCGCTATGGCAAACACCATCCGACACAAGAGGGGGACCACGACCCCCTCCGCTGGCTCCCTGGTCACCGGGGAGATCGCCATCAATACGGCGAGCGGGGTGGCATACACCAAGACGGACGGCGGGACGGTCGTGGCCCTCGGCGGTGGCATCTCCCTCGCAGACCTTGGCAACGGCAACGTCACTGCCGGAGCCCTCGTCGTCGATGCCCTGGAGAACGCCAACGCCCCGAGCGCGACAAACCCCTTCGCTACCGAGGGGGACGTCAACTCGGCGGTCGCGTCCTTCTCCGCCCAGATCGGAGCGTGCAAGGCGTGGGTGAACTTCAACGGCACGGGGACGGTCGCCATCCGTGGCTCATACAACGTGACCAGCATCACGGACAACGGCGTCGCCGACTACACCGTCAACTTCACGACGGCGATGTCGGATGCAAACTACGCCACCGTCTCGACCTCAAATTGGATTGTCGGCAACAACGGGCAATGGGCTGGTGGGCTTCAGCTTCATCCGACCGTCGCACCAACGACAACGGCTGTTCGTTTGCAGCAGACGGCCATCGCTGACTTCCTCTACTGCAACGTCGCCATCTTCCGCTAACCCTTACCCGGACCAATCTATGGAAAACCCTCGCATCATCTACCGCCTTCCCGACAACGGCGTTGCGGTCATCATCCCGGCTCTCGACTGCGGCCTGACCATCGAGGAGATCGCCGCCAAGGACGTCCCCGCTGGCGC